TCGCCTAAGCTTAAAAATAAACTCTCCATATAATATAAAATGTCTGGTGGTATTGCCCAACTCGTCGCTGTCGGTGCCCAGGATGTGCACCTCGTCGGTCAACCCGAAGTCAGCTTTTTCCGTTCTACCTACAAGCGTCACACTAATTTTTCCCAAACTGTCGAGCGTCAGGTCATTCAGGGCAACGTCTCGAACAACGGTATGTCCACCATCCGCTTCGAGCGCAAGGGGGATATGCTCAACTATGTCTATCTCATGCCCATCAAGTCTGATGGTACCCAGTCCAACGTCGTCCCCGATTGGACCACCGCCATCTCCAAGGTGGAGCTTCTCATCGGTGGTCAGGTGATTGACGAACAAGACTCCGTCTACTCCACCCTCATCGCCCCCACCCTCTCTGCGACCTCTTCGTCCAAGTCGGTGTCCGGCGACCTTTATGGTGGCTCGACCGACGAGCGGTTCTACCCCCTCCGTTTCGCCTTCTGTGAGAACTGGCAGACCGCCCTCCCCCTCATCTCCCTCCAGTACCACGATGTCGAGCTTCGCATCACTTGGGGTGCTGCCGCGGATACCTACAAGTGGGAGGTCTACGCGAACTATGTCTACCTCGATACCCAAGAGCGTGAGATGTTCGCCTCGGCGCCTCAGAACATGCTCATCACTCAGGTCCAGAAGGCTATCTCTTCGGGTAACAAGATCCAGGAGCTCAACTTCAACCATCCCGTGAAGTACCTGGCGGCGGCGAACACCACCGCTGTCAATATGTGTACGGACACGAACAGGGTGAAGCTCCAGATCAACGGTACCGATGTTTCGGACTTCAAGTTTGCCAACCCCAACTTCACCGCCGTACCCCTCTACTACCACACCTCCCACGGCAGTTCCACCCCAGGTGCGAAGTTGTTCACCTACCCTTTCTGCCTCGAGACTGGTAAGCTTCAACCCACCGGTTCGCTCAACTTCTCCCGCCTCGACTCGGCCCGTATCGTTAACGATACTGTCGTGAACACCGATGACATTTACGCCGTAAACTACAACGTCCTCCGTATCGAAAATGGTATGGGTGGTCTATTATATTCTAACTAAATAACAAACAATGTATTGGAAAATCATCGCTCTCCTCGCCATCGTTTTTGTATTGACGTACGATCCTAGATCCAGGACACTCGAAAGATTTGTCGGGCACCCATCCCCATCCACAGACAAATGTTGTCAGCCCACGCATTACGAAGCCGTTCAGTTCGCGCATAGCCCATATGAATGCCCTACATGCCCCCAAAAGACTCAGATGGGTGTAATTACTTAAAAAGATAAAACGTGTATATTCTACAATGATCCCCGTTAACCGTGATACCATGATGATGGTCGCCGCAGTCGTATGCCTCGCTGGTCTTATTTTTCTGTTCAAGGAGGTGAACAAAACTAAACAAGAAGTCGTACACATGAAAGATTTGTCCGAGTATATGTCTAAAAAAATCGAGGCATTTGAACAGCCCAAGTTGATCACACAGGCCCCTCCCGTAGAGACGAAGGATGAAAAAGCTGCCGAATAATCATATCACCTTATTATAACTTGCGAATGCGCAATGAAAAAATACAAAGCTATAGCGATACCCGTTAGTTTTGCTGACGGGAAACCACGGTTTCTCACTGTACGAGATACAAGATTCAAGGATTGGATATTTGTCACAGGGGGGTGTAGGCGAAGAGAAATTCTAAATCCGATTCGGTGTGCTCTCAGGGAACTGGAAGAAGAGACTCGTGGCGTTGTCTCGTTAAAGAATGGGGAGTACACCGAATTCAAGTTTATACATAAAGAAAGTCCCACAGTCGATCTCGAGTATAATGTTTTCATTTTTTTCGTAAACTACGGACGTTCAGAACAACAGGCTCAAATAAGGAAATTCTATGAAGAAAAACATAAAACAAATATTAAAAAGTCGTTACGACATCCTATTAAAAAGACCTATGATGAAAATGATTTTATGAGCTATGATACTCTTGAAGAATTTAACGCACGTAAGCGTTGGTCATTAGTGATTGATAACGTGATAAAGAATCCAGAATTCTATACGTGTATAAGTTCTCTCAATAGAAAAACATTTTCTATTAAATAATGAAGTCCAAGGTTTATATCATCTCTGAAATTCGACAATTACTCGAAAAGAACAGGGGACTCTGTGAAGAAGAGATTGATCAATGGGTCACAGATAATGACAATATGTCCGTGTGTAAACTTTTAGAGCTTAAGAATGAACTCATGAAGAGTAAGGAGTTCAGAGATGTATCGTGTATGACATGGTTTAGAGAGGAGGAACAATAATAAAATATGTTTAAGAGTTGGTGCGCATCTCAAAAATTTAATAATGCCGACAATCTATCACATGTGCTCATGGACGGTGGTGTCCTTTCCGTGCCATTTGATAAATTGAATGATTTCCATGAGAAGTACGTCGAAGCGGTGAAGCGCGGTGAGCGTCTCTATGTAGTTGAACAGAAGACGGACACGTACAATTTTTTCGTCGATATCGATTACAAGTCTGGGGAAGCCCTAGATCTCGATGAAATCAAAGATATCTGTAAGGTTATTTGTGACAAAGTGAAACGTCACGGTGGCAAGGATTGTGTCATCTCCCTCGCACCGCCTAAACCATGTGGAGATCTCATAAAAACTGGGGTTCATCTGAACTGGCCAGGATTCGTGGTTGATCAGGCGTCAGCTTTAGCACTTCGAGACCACATTCTTCTAGCTCTTTCAGCACTGGATAGTGCTACAGATTGGAATGAAATTATCGATCTGGCTGTGTATGGAAGTGCTAGTCGCAAAACAAAGGGAAGTGGTTTCAGAATGCCGTGGTCATACAAGAGAGCAAAACATAACGCATGCGGTGGACAAGGTTGTGAAGAATGTGAAAAGGGGAAGGTGGATCAACTCGCATATCTTCCCGTTTTCGTGTATCGTCACGGACCCTTGAGTACGATTGTAAAGATTAGTCAGGAACCCACCGTCGAGATTCTAAAGATGGCTGTCGTACGTACAGACGAACCCCAGACGGTACACGTAGAACATCCATCAGTTGTGATGAAAGAAGGTACATTCACAAATGAGCAAACGAAAGATGAACTTCACGATGAGGAGACGAAACTCCTCATACAAGCGTATGTTCGGAAACATTTGGAAGGTCAGCAGAACTCTTACATCACCAAACTCTTCAAACATAAACAAACTTTCTTGGTCTCGACAAACTCAAAATATTGTGAAAACCTTAAGCGAGAGCATGGATCCAATCACGTCTGGTTTATCATCAGTGGAAACGAGATTATTCAAAAATGTTTTTGTAGATGTGAGACACTCTGGGGTCGCCGAGATGGATTCTGTAAAGATTTTTGTGGGCGTAGACACTTATTGACACGAAATATTACAGACAAGTTGTACCCCAGGAAGGATCGCATAAAGGATTGTCCAGAAATTAAGAAATTTGTTGATAAGCCCTCATTGGACCACAGTGTCGCTAAAGAGAAGGTTCAGGCGTACATACAGAATTGGGTAAAGGGTCAGGAGAATACCGCGGTCGTGAATGTAAAGAGAGACAAGACAACCTTCACGGTACTCACGACATCAAATTTCTGTGAAACCACTAATAGTAAACACGATGACGTGAACATGACGTATATTATCAAAAAGAATCAGATAACTCAAAAATGTCCAGTATGTAAAAGAAACAAGTCTAGATCGTACGCATTAACTCCTGATGTGTTAAAAGTGCTTAAACAATAATACACTCTATATACAATATGGTTGCCACTACCCGCTCCGGAAGACATATAAAGAAACCAGATCTCTATCAACCCGACGAGTCGGTTCTCGAGGATGATTACGACGCAGACGATTATGACTCGGATGTTCTATTAGATACAGATATTGACACGGAAGATGAGTGTGAAGACGATAGTGAAGACGAAGACATCGATGAAGATGAAGATGTCGATGAAAATGGTAATCTGAAGGGTTTTGTCGTAGATGATGAAAGTGAAAGTGAGGAAGAACACGCTTAAAAAAAACAATTTCTATAATAGAAAATGGAAACAGATATCGGAAATCCCATTGAATATAACCCCACTATGGAGGAACAGGAGAAGAATGAAGATAATAAAATACAAGAAGAACAATATTATTTTCATCCGTCGGAAATGACATACGCCCCGCCTCCGCATCCACCACCACCTGTGCGAAGTACTGAAGGAATGGATATATTTAAAAGTGTCGATAAATCCACCTGGATTATCGCATTCGCCGTGTTTTTACTCGGTTTTTTCATGGGGAAAACCATGCAACCAGTTATCCTCCGGTATAGTTGAATACGCCACGAATGTACCCGTGTCACCATAAATTGGTATGTTTTTACCAAATCTATCCTTCTTTATGAGTTGTGTAGGATACATGGGTATGAGAAAGGCGTCGCTCGTATCTTCAATGAACCCGTCTGTGGTTGAAACCTTTTCTTTTTTCACTTTTTTAACAACTTTTTTGTTTTTTGAATTCCAATTCGGTTCAAAAAACAAAATAAAAAAAGCACTGACCAGAATGGTCGTGATTATTATAGTGAACATTATGTTTTAATATATATCAATATTATTCTTCCTCTTCCTTGATCTCCCCAAGTTCAGCCTCGGCCTCACGCTTCTTGCGTCGCTCCTCGACTTCAGCGGCGACGATGGTATCAGCCTCCTTGACGAGTTCCTCCATGGGAGTATCAGGCTTCTCCTTCTTAAGACGTTCGAGAACCTCCGCGGGGTGAGAAATTGGAGGCTCATCAGGTCGAGTGTAAAATTTAGAGTTCTCATCACCGGGTGTGTACGAGACCTTGCTGTCCATCATGGCCTGTTTACGTTCGTGAAACATGCGAGTAGCCTGTGCCTGGTTTTCCTTGTATCCAGACATAATCTCTTCGAGCTTCTCGTTCGTGTAATGAACGTCATCAATCTTGGCGGGATCGGGGGGGATGAGAAGCCATTTGTATTGTTCCACGACATAGATATCAAATGTGGGATCCTCCTTTTGAAGACGCTTGGCATGGTTCGCAGCCTCATCACGGGTGGCGAAAGCACCGCGGAGCTTGATACCAAATTTATCATTCTTCTGAGGACATTCGGGTCCTATGATAGAGATGCACGCAAAGACCTGCCCGGGAACGGTGGTGTAGTCAGTTTCGAGAGACATTATATCTATTGAGTGGATCAAAACTTTAAGCTAATAAACCTAAGTGATTTAAAAGGGTGAAGAGTGTAAGAAATATGGAAGAGATTCGGAAGAATCATAATGATGCGAAAAGAGTCCTCATTCAATCCGTGACGAAAGAGGGTCAACATATTCTCGATGTGGGGTGCGGTTTCGGTGGAGATCTTCAAAAATGGCACAAGTGTGGAGCAAATATAAACATGTGTGACCCGGAACCCGAGGCTTTGGTGGAAGCTCGGTCACGCGCTAAAACGATGCATCTGCGGGTAAATTTCTATGAAGGTGATATTCACGCCTGCCCCAACAGAAGATTTGATATCGTGTGTTTTAATTTTTCATTACACTATATATTTGCGTCGAGGGATCTCTTTTTTAGTTCCATTCATGAGATTAAGAAGAGAATTAAACCTGGAGGATATCTTATGGGTATTATCCCAGATTCCGAAAAAATCATCTTCAAAACACCATATTGTGATGACACTGGTAACTTTTTTAAACTCAAAGAACATGGGAATGGTGGATTTGGTGAAAAGTTATTTGTGAATCTCGTGGATACACCTTTTTATGCTGATGGACCGAGGTCGGAGCCCGTGGCGTACAAAGACCTTCTCGTGACCCACCTAGAGGATTTGGGGTTTAGATTACAATTATGGGAGGGTCTCAAAGGAAACCCAATCTCAGAATTGTATAGCAAATTTATCTTTGTATATAACAGATGATATTGTTTATTATTTTGTTGTTAGTGAACGCATATATCTTACACACGACGGTAGAACCCAGGGAATTCGTAGAGGTGAAGGAAAAGTATAGAGTGCTCAGAGACCATTTACACGAGACCAATAACCAGAAATTTCAGGTTCTCGTCAGGCCTATACCCATCACGGGTCGTATGACGATGAAAGATACAGTGGGTTTCAATGTTAATAAAGGATCGGAGATTACTATGTGTTTAGATGGCGGTGCGAATGAAATTTTTCATGTACTCATTCACGAACTCGCACACTCCACTGTTGATGAATATTCTCACTCGGATCAGTTCTGGTCTAATTACGTCGAACTCATGGAAATGTGTACAGAGTTGGGAATTTATCAGAAGATTACTGACAAGACTCGGTTTTGTGGTCAGCATATCCAGGATAAATAATCTCCGTTCATGTTATAAATGAAAACGCCGATTAACGTCGTACTCACAGCGATTGTATACTGGGCCATCGTGTTCGCCATTACACAAGTTCCCCTATATTCTCCGAACTATTACGTCAACCTTGCCTTCTTGACCATCGTCATACCAAACGCCATTAGGATGATAATGAACTCGCAGCGTCTTCCCCAACTCCACATCGATCAAGGCTTCTTCTTTACGTCTACGGTGATTGGATTCATTCTCACGTACTTCATTAACCGGGTCTGGAAACCCACTGAAGAGGCTATTAAGGACCCCTCCGTTGATAACATGAAAAAGCTTCAGTTAGGTACCTTATTAGTACTGACATTCGCTGCCGGTGCGTTAATAACGTACTACACTGGTGTCGATAATTCGATTTATAGTAATATGGGATGGCAAGCAGGTACTGCTTAAGCCTTCACAACGTAATCCTTGGCGATGTAAAAAATGATAGCTGCGATGACGCCAGTAGACGCTAAACCAACCACACTTCTACCCCCTTGTTCGTTAAGGAATTTGGGGATAGAGGTCGCAAGCTTATCCTGGATAGGCTTACTCACAGAAATGGCCGCACATACACCGGCGAGCAGGGCAACGACCTGATCATCGGTGAGGTTCAAAGGGTATTTGCTAGCGGGTTTTTTCTCCTGTACCTGCTGCGTGGGAGCAGCGTACATACCCTGGGGCTGTGCGGCAGCCATCTGAACACTCTGCATCTTAGGTTCTTCGGTCATCATGGGATGATCCATCATGATATCGTTAATGGGAGTAGAATCCATCGTCTCTTTATGTTGACTTATATTTTTTTCGGGTGTAAATGACGTAGATGGGTTATCTTGCAAAGGAACCATCCCGCCACCATCGTCTGATAAATTAAGTGTATCGACGCGAGTGGAAGACATTTAATATACGCATATGTTTTTGAACAGTTTGTAGGACGCAATCATTTTCTTTTAGTCACGATGATGGCTGATTTCTTAGGAGCCTTATTCGCATCCTGCTCCTTCTGATCAGCATGTTTCGAATTGTACATTTTCTTGTGCATTCCCCAGAGTTGAGAACTTCCAACTTTGAAATTCTTCCTGAGGGTAGCCTTGTACCAAAACACACAATCCTGAATCTTATTCGACTTGACTGTGTTGTCTAAGACAAGACATTCATAGTTTTCTGTACACGCATCCATCACCTTACAAAACATGTCGAAACTGGGAAATATACCAAAGAATGATTTATACAATTTCTCTCTGTTCTGGATGATGTTCTCTCTCAGAATAAATACGTAATCTACATTCGCACGTAAAGCGGGTGGAAGATCCATCACGTACTGCATCGTGAGCATAAAAAAAATCTTCCAGTGTCGTCCGTTCATAAAACACTGCCGTATACACGTATCCTTTAAAAATTTCGAGTCGTACATACAGTCATCAAGAAGCATGAAAGCTCCACAATTTTCTTTACCCGCTCCGACGAGCTTTCTCTGGCGTGCCATGACACGTTCTATCGCCTCTCTGTCATAATCACCATAAATGAACAGGTCAGGGATAAAGTTGGAATAGAAATGGTTCCCTTCCTCTGTACCTGATAATACGATACCAGCTGGAAGATGCTTCTTGTGATACATAATATCCTTCACGAGAGTCGATTTTCCGGTATTACGCTTACCGATGAAAACACACACCCTGTCATCCGTTATCGTTTCCGGATTGAATTTTCTCAGCTGGAGGTTCATTCTAGTATAGTGTCTCGTTTTATTTGACAAAATTTTACTCATGTAAAACCTAAGTCAAACTTTTTAATTATACATAGTAAACATGATGAGGACCGGCTATGATAATGACGTGGCCATGGCTAACAAGCAGGCGGAGGACTATATGACGGCGATGGTTGATATCGTTATGCCAGTCCTTGAACAGAGTGTCGTGCTCGCAGGGGAATACGCCAAAGCTTGTGGAAGAGAAGTGATTCTTTCAGAAGATGTGGATTATGCCGCTAGGTATTGTGCGATGCACACGGTCGGTCTGGTGACAGGCAGTATGTACCCAGAAGTGTACGACGCATCCGATTCAGATGAAGAGGATATACCGATTGTCCCAGAAAGTGAACTCCCCACATTTACACGATACACAGGAAACAACCCCAGGTACATTCAAATGAACCAGGCGTACGATAACTGGCATACGTGGGAGCCGCGCAATCCAGCTGAGCAAATCTTAAAAAATGCTATTAATAAGAATGGCGGTATGGGAGCCTGATGGTTGGAATTTTTCAGCTACTAAAACTAAATTGACTGTGCTGGATTCTGACCAGGAGTCTGACAGCACTGAATCATCTGATGATGAACAATTGTTTGCTAATTCTAAAATACTCAGGAAACAACGATACAAAAAAATAACAAAAGAAGAATTACTTCCAGAGTAAAATATTTTCCCACGTTATAGTATACAACTCACAATGAAGGCTGCTCTTAAGACTGTCAATCTTGTCACTCAGGAACTCGAGACTCAGTCTCTTAACGCCATTGTTGCCGGCTTCTCCTTTGCCGCCGCCATGTCGTGGATGGATGTGGTCCGCTGGACTATCAGCCAGGTCATCAAGGTTCCCAAGAACGGTGGTGCCCAGTACACCCTCACCGCTGTCCTCACCACTCTCCTCTCGATTGTGGTCTACATGCTCATCTCCGGTGTGTCCACCCGTGTTTCCAAGCCAGCGCAGCCCGTGTACGCGGTCTCCCGTTAAACTCTCTTTTTCATAAATGAAATGAGTAGTATACCCAAAAAGGTAATTACACCAATATAGAACAATACTTCACGATTATAAGGATTCTTAAATTCCTCAGGAATACTTATTATCGGCTTTTTTGGTAACACCTCGTCCAGTACAACTTTTGGTAGATTTTCTAGTTTATCAGTCGAGCATGTAATTTCAAACTTTAATATGTGATCTTGGTTCATAAAATCGTAAGGAATCAATCTTCCGTGGCTCATATAGAAAAACTCAACTCGAATATCCTTGATATATTTTAGAGCTCCTGTATGAAAATGATGCGTGAGTGTATCATCAGCACCGTTAAAGTTTATAAAATCTGATCCATCCAGTAAAATGTGACCAGTGTAAAATGGTGTTGACGTGTATACACTCTGTGTGAATTCATCCGATCCACTCGAAAGTTTCAGAACCAGTGTATTCGGTCCATTGAGATTGATAGCACCCGACGTCAGTACATTGCTTGTGGAATCGTAATCACCTGAACCGAATCCAAGTATCTGGTGGGGTGTCGTGACCAACGACGACTCTTCGATGTATCCATTTGTTCCCGTGTGAAATTCAAAGGTGAACGTATTCGAGGTACCAACATTGGAGAATGTAAATCGTTTCGTATCCGTGTCGAATGAAACTTCACTCACGTTAGAGACAGGAGGTGCGAGTTGATTCTGTAAATGTAGTGCTAGATCGTCACCTGTGGGGTAATCGGCATTCGTGAGTGATACAGTTTGACCATCCACACTGAATGTATTATTCGTGGCACACAAAGTAAGTTGAGGCGTGGGAATACGGGCAGAGACGAGTTTAATTTCAGTGACGTCATAAATTGGATTTTTTAGGGTGACGACATAGTTGTTTGGGTCAGAGTATGTATTGGAATAGGCATCTATGACGTATGTACCTTCTATGTCATAAAATGAGTTCGATGCGATGATATTGATTCCGCGCTGACTACTATCAATAGAGAGGTTATGTACCTTCATTAAAATAGATGTATAATATTTTAATGAGTGTTTTTGTCTATACAGTGAAAACTACTGAGAGAGACTGTGGGATAAGGGGTTATTCTGAAGCTGAACCTTCGCAATATCGAGACGCCTGGAGTAGGGATTTTCATTACCCTTATAGGCGTTGAACTGATGATACTCTTTATTCTTGTAGTTTTGTGTCCAACCACCATTGGCTGCGTTGGTACGACCATCAATGCGAGACGTATCCGACCGAACAACGGTGAGTTTACCACCCTGCTTACCCGCACTCTCACGTACGTTCATACGACCAGGATTACCCATGCGGTTAGGCATGCCACGGCGATCTTCCGGGCGGAAACCATACTTCATGAGTTCATCATTGCTTTTAGCATTTAGCTGCGATGCTGCGCTGTTGGTGTATCCGCCAACAAAATTGACAATACCTGGAGTAGGCTGATTGTTGTACGCATACTGTTCATCGTTACGGTCAGTTCTAAACCTCGTGGGATTCTGTGCGATCGTCTGAGCGGGGACGAAACGCTTAGCGCCATTGTACCCCAACCCATCGGAACGGAGTCCCGTTTCAGAACGGTTGGTGGTCCTCTTGGTCTTCTCGTGCTCGTTACGGGGAACGACGCCCGACATACCCTGTGCCCGACCGGGCATCGTGGGTAATCGACTGGGGAGATGCGCAGTAGTCTCAGGCTTGTGATGTGTCAACTCACCAACAACCGCCGATCGTCCACCTGTAACATCTTGAGCGGGACCATTACGCCCTGGTAATGTAGTGAGCCTGTATTCACCGACGTTGATTGGGTTAACTCTGAACATCTGCTGATAACCACCGACGGCTGGTGTATCGGCACTGACACCGAGACCTGGACCAACGAGCTGTTTCTCGATCGGGGAAAGATTGTTCATGCGACCCTGATCATACATTCGATTGCGCATATTCAGGATTTCCTGACCACCACTACGTTGCTGCCTGGATATATCTCCGAAGTTTTCCACCTCCCTCTTCTGTTGGGTATTCATCTGTGACACGAAATCATTTTCCTTGAATTCATTGAATTGGGTAGGGGGGGCCGGACTAGGACCCGGACTCGGACCCGGACTCGGACCCGGAATTTCGGTATAGTTTTCGGGTTTTTTACTGAGGGAACGTCCAGTATAAACGAGTGCGGCTATGGCGAGTAGTGAAACTGGGTCAGCCATTCTTACTTCTTATTAACATTTTTATTAACATATCTCTGATCAAACAGTCCGTTCTGAAGCTCGGCACGGGTGCTCGAAGGTTCATATCGCATCGTGCGAAGAGGAACCTTACATTCTACGTTATTGAGAGGGAAAAGGTTGCGTTCGTATGTAGGTACGATTACTTTATTGAAACGGGTGGTGGCTTGGGGACGAAGTTGATCAGAAGTTTCAATGAATTCCGCTGGAGAACCCTTACCACCCATGTACGGAGCAGTTCCGTAAAGCATGGTATTGGGTCGTGAACCATAATTTAATTGACTGGGCTGAGGGTAAACGAAAACCTCATCAGTCGCCTTTTTAGTTGGTAGGGCATCAGCATTTTCAACAATCGAGAGACCGGGTTGGAGTTGATACGCCATTTATTATTACATGAGAATATTAATCTAACTATAGGTTCCGCCACCCCCTCGCACACGGCCACCGCCTCGGGGGCCCCTAATGTCCCCATCCCCTCCAAGACCCGCAAACGCTTCCAATTGAACACCACGCGCGTCGGGACTACAATACCTCGTATCACTCTTACACATGGGTCCGTTCTTGGGACCGTACAACCACTCAGCAAAATTTGTCTGATCCCCTGGAATCTTACTCACAGGGGCTGTCACGAACTGTCTATCTATCGCATTTCTCTGGAACCGAGGTAACGACGAACGAGAACGTCCTGAATCGAACGGGACACCCTCCGTGACGAATTCATTGGGGTGTGAGTAGTAACACGCCTCCAAACGATTGGGAGCGTCGGTGTAATCAGTCATGAGCACGTTAGCCATGGGATTGTCACGCGTTGGTTTCTGACACGCAGACCCCGACATCGTCGGATAATTCGATCTGGTATTCTTCACCATGTTGCTCTTGTATAAAACAAAAATAACGGCGAGGACAGTCAAGGCCAGAACGTAAATCCTGGGATCGCGGCGAATGAGAAACACGACGGTGGTAATGTAAATTATGAATCTAGAAGCCGCATTAATTCGATCTTCTGGCGTTTGATCACTGGTCGGCCAGAACTGAGAAATTTGATCACGCCTGATGAGTTGCTTAGGGTCGTCGAACCAAGCCTTCATTTAATATAGGTAAAGGTTTATTTTTCCAGGAGTCCCTGTCCCGATCCACCCATCATACTACTGACCATTTTCATCAACGCATCCTGATCAAGATCACCATCACCATTCTCGAATTTATCAGCACACTCCTTCGCTAACGTCTCAATCATGGAGAGCGTTTCAGGGGGGATCGAAACGATAGTGGTGCCGAGCATGTAGAGCGTCTGAAGATACTGCCAGGTGGCATCCTTCGTGTTTGCGGACAGCTTAGACCAATACGACTTTACGTCGAGGTCCTTGAGAAACTCGATGTTCTCGATTTCATTCAACATGAAACTCTCATCCTTGTTAGAGATGCGACTGGCATAAGGGGTTACGCCATTCATGTATCCATCCACGATGAGACGGGGGTTTGTGGACTTTAAAACGTCAAAAGATGTCAACATCTTCTTAATGCCCTTTTCCTCTGGAAGAGTCTTGTGCAATTCCACAAGAAATTGACCCATCATATCGTTGAACGCAGTAACGGAAGCCATTTTCTTATTATAACTTTGTAATCTTTAAGTTTTAGAAAGGGTCTGAAGATATCGACTCCTTTTTACCTAAACCATTAGAGACAATGAAAAATACAAGTATCGCGTTTAATATAGCGGGTTTGGTATACTTGTTTAATTCTAGTTTGCCTTCATTGTTGAGGTGTGCCTTGAGATGAATATAACCGGCAGTGATACCTCCTGCTACGAGAGCGGCGCTCATTGGGTCACGGAGATAGTCAGAGAGTTCCATTTAATTATACCGGGGATTTTTTGTACGCTGCTCTGGTGCGTCGTCAAATAAAACACCCCCCTGTACTTCGCCACTGAATTCACCCACTGGTTCAGGTTCTTGTTCTTGTTCCAGGGGTTCAGTCCTGAATTCACCCGCTGGTTCAGGTTCCTGCTCTTCGGGGGCAGATGGAGCCTGGACACCCGGCACGGTTTTAAACTCGTCAGCGATACCCGTTTCGGTAGGCGGAGCAGGCTCTTCAACGGGCGCGGGCTCCTCTTCGGGTTCTTCCATTGGAAATTCTGGTTCATCGACGACGTCAGGGTCTAGTGTGTCCCCAATTTCGCCATCGAGATCAATGTCCCTCGAATCCTGAGACATGTACGTTTGAAGAATTTGCTGAACAGGTATCAACTCCTTTACTGTGTATTCGATAGCCATACAAAACCGTGAAGTCAAACTTTCATCACGGGTATATTCACTTTGTTCGTTGTGGAAAATGTAAGGGTCTTTGTACAGGTCCTTGGCGATGTTATTGTAACACGTCTGAATAAACACTTCATTCGTTGGCAATTTAAGCGAAATTTTCTTGTTATTCGCCTTGAGACGAACCGCGGATAGAATCTTGGTACAGGCTACAAAAACGGCAGCCAAAAGATCACTGAACCAAGCACATCTATCGGCGATATTATCTGTATGCTGTTTAGACATCGCATTAGACCAGTTGGGAACTTCCTTCAGTAACTTCTGGAACATGATGAGAATCTTGCGCCCCTTTGAGAGCTTAACGGCTTCCCTGTACATTTCATCAAAAACTTTAATCATAGG